TCAGTGCGGCATCGATAGGATCGTGATGCCTTCGGGGCGAACACCCCAACCGGACGTCACGCGCAGCTCCTGCACTTCGGTGATGCCGCCGTCGGGAATCGGCGTCGGAATCTTGATCGGTGCCGCCGCGTCCGCGTACATCAGGTTCACCGCCTTCATGTTCGGCGTGATGTCCGCCGCCACGTTGGTGTTGATGCCCGGAATGTCCGGCTTCTCGATCTCGGGGATCGTGAGGATCACCGCGTCCGAGCCGCCCGCACCCTTGCCGATCAGCGTGTCGTCGAAGTACCACTCGATCTCGTCGCCCATCTCGTCGACGACGTTCTTCACGACCTGGCCGACCGTTGCCGTACCGGCGCCGGGGCGCTGATACTGCACGACCTGCACGATCGAGCCGTAGTTGAGCTGCAGGAACACACGCTGCGGGCTGACGATGCGGATCTTGCTGTGGATGTTGCCGCCCGACTGGTACATGCGGGTCTTCAGCGACACGATCTGCGCGAGGATCCACAGCGCCATTTCGCCGTTGTCGTAGGTCGACACCGTCGTGTTGCCATAGCTGTCCGGCGGCAGCGTCACGGCGGTAGCGCCGACCGTGTTCATCAGGCCCTCGCCATTCGCCGGGTTGAAGCCGTACAGCAGGCCCGTGCGCATCTGCTGGAAGATGCCCTGACGCTGCGCGAGATCCTGCGCAGCCGGCAGGCCAACCGAGTATGCAGCCGCGGCGGCCGTGTCGTGGTGGTCCCACTGCGCGCGCGTGCGGATCAGGTACGTGGCCGTCGAGTAGTACGTGGCGGTCAGCGTCGCCGACGGCAGCAGGTTCGGCGCGCCCTGCGAGGCCTGCGTCTCGGTGCGCAGATCCAGCGCATTGATGTAGACGAAGAGGTCCTCGCTACCGATCTTCACGCGCGGCTTGCCGCCGGGGAGGGCATTGAACGCGCCCGACGCCTGCGCGTAGGTGACGATCAGCTCGGGCTCCGAGAAGCTCGGCGCGACCTTGGCCTGAGCCGGGAAGTAATTTGCCATTTCGGAGGCTCCTTAGATCTGGATGATCGCGGCTGCGCCTTCGGTCCAGGTGAGTGCACCCGTGCCCGAGTTGTAGCTGACGATCTTGCTTTTCGTGTTGACGGAGAGCACCTTGCACGCGAGTGCGCCGACGCCCGAGCTGTATGCGACCAGCTTCTGGTTCGTGAAGTCCCACGAGACCTGTTGATTGATCGCGCCCGTGTCGAGGTTGGCTGCCAGCGTGGCGTCGCACTGCACCGCGATGCGCGCGTTCGAGCCCGTCCGGAAGAACATGGCCGTCATGCCCGCGCTGAGCTGCGGCACGTTGTTGCCCGGCGTCAGAATCGCGTTGTACGAGCGGTTGATGACGGTGAAACCCGTCACGCCGGCGTTGTTGGCGGCCAGCACCAGCGAGTTGCCGAGCTGGTTCGCGTTCGGCGCGGCGACGTTCTCAGTGACGGCCATGCCACCCCAGACCGGGCCAGTGACCGACGCAGCGATGATCGCGCTCGCGAGCCACATGTTGGACGACGGATCGTCCATGACGGCGCCCTGGACATAGCCCTCCGTATCGACGCGGAAGGTGCCAGTCGGCGAGCTCGTCACCATCGGGTTGAACGAAATCGACATGGCTTATGCCCCCTTGGCTTGGCGGTTGAGCTTGCAGACGACGCCGGGTGCAGTGAAATGCTGCATCCACGATGCGATGTCGCCCGTAAAGCGGGTGATCTGGCGGCCCGCTTCGTCACGCGAGACGATCGGGATGAGGCGGCCGGCCGGCGCCGCGGCGGGGTTCATCGCAGCGGTCTGAGCGTCCGCGTAGATGCGGTCCTCGACCAGCTTGAACGCCGCGCCGTCGAGCGCGTCGAGCTTGACGCCCTTCATGTCCGGGCTGTGCGACGCGAGCTTCGAGGCGAGGCGGCGGCGATAGTCGATCGGGCTTTCGCCGTGCAGCGGCGCGGTCGCGTTCTGACCGAACATCTGCATCACCGAGTCGGCGCGCATCTGTGCGGTCGCGAGCGCGTCTCGGTCTTCGGCCGACAGCGGCTTCGTCAGCGTCGACAGCGTGCCGTCCATGCGCTGGATCTGGGCGCGCAGCTCGGCGTTTTCGCTTTCGAGACGCTTCTGCGAGTCGGCGCGCGCGGCAGCATCAGCACGTTCCTTCTCTTCTGCCTCCCTGCGAGCGGCCTCTTCCTCTTCTTTCTTCTTTGCCTCCGAATCGGCACGAGCAAGCTCTTCGGCGGCTTTGCGGGCATTTTCTTCGCCCTCGCGCGCCTCCCGAGCCTTTCGCTCTTCCTCGGATTCATTGGCGGGCGGAGCGCTGTCCGCCGCAAGGGGTGCGGCAGGCATACGATCGCCCCCCTTGTTCTCGATCGCGTCCATGCGCTTGATCAGCGCATCGGCCCACGCCGGGATTTGCTCTTCCATACCATCCATTTCAGGATCTCCTGTGTTGACTCCGCTGGGCTCGCCGCCTTTGTCCCACACGCCCTCTTCGCAGATTGCGAGGTGGTCGAGATAGGACGGCTTGCCTTCAATGAGGACCGATTTACCGTCGACCTCGACGGCTTCGGCTGAGCCCGCGTCGCGGAAGATCACCGCGGGACTGGTCGACGCGTGCGACGTGCACATCAATGCCGCCGCGTCCACGTCGAATATCTTGGCGATGCCCCAAACCTCATCGCCCTTGATGTACGGGAGGACGATCGTGCCGATTGCTCGCGCGCGATATTCCTCAGTGCTGAGAATCGATTTCTCGGGATGCTCGAAGATGACCGGCAGGCCGTAACAACGCTCTCGGAATTCCTCGGTCAGGAAGTTCTCGGGCGGCCGGTACACGAACTCGTCATGCTCGGTGCGGTAGCTTGTGCCGGTTCCGGTGATGCGCAGGTCGAACAGCCAGACGTTTTCGTACTGTTGCGGGCTGCTCAGTTCGCCATCGCGGATCGCCTTGGCGACGTCAAGCTCGGTCGTGCCGCCTTCGGCAGAATCCGCGCGCTTGTCGGCGTTCACGAATTCTTCGCCGACCGACTTCGGAATGCCGAGCGTGCTGTGGCCGTGCGCCGCGGATTCCATCGCGCGGTGCTGCTTCTCGCTCACAGTCGGCATTTCAGGGTTTCCGGATTCGGGTTTCTTCGAGCGCCCGCCGACCCTTCTCGGTCAGCATCTCGGGCGGCAGGTCTCGTAAGGCATGCAGATATGTGTAATAGCAACGACAGTTGTGAGTTATAATGCGGTTGGCTACATACCAACCACTTTCAGTCTGGAGGTTATACACATGCCCCGCCCAAGGCCGAACATCGATGTCGATCACATCAACGAGCTTCGCAAGCAAGGGCTTTCCATCAGCCGCATCGCGAGTGAGATCGGTGTATCCACCATGACCGTCTGGCATTGGCACAAGAAGGGATGGATCGACCTTGGGCCCAGCAGATGCAGAATTGAGAAGATTCCTGCGGATCCTCTTGAGCTTCGCCGGCGCTATGAGGCTGGAGAGAATTCCCGCCAGCTTGCCGAGGCGTTTGGCATGTCCAGAGAAACCGTGCTGGACAGACTCAAGGCCACCGAGGCTACGTATGGCCCCCTCACTGCGGCCATGAATAAGCATCGCGACATCGCTCGATCCAAGGCTCATGCTGCCGTGCGCGGGCGAAAGAAAACCGAAGAGGTTCTTGCGAGCCACGCGGCCAGCCAATCGCAGAGAATCGGCGCAGGCGAGGATCAACTCATTAAAGCGTTGCGAGATCGGGGCCACGAGGTTATCCCTCAGTGGCCATGCGGTCGATACAACATCGATATCCTGTTCGGTTCCATCGCCGTGGAATTGTGGTTTCATTCCGCGGCGAACTTCCTTAAAGCCGCGCGCCCGAATCGCATCAAACAGGTCCGCGATCAGGGTAAGAGTCTTGTCTGTATCCAATTTCGCCGTTTTGACGCTTTCCTCGGCAATCTCGAACACGCGATCGCCTTTCTTGAGCGTGCCAATGGCGACCCAGCCCTTCTCGCAAAGGACTGGATGATTCGGTGTCGCGCTCAACTTCCGCCCGGAGCGAATCGTAAGCGTGACAAGGTCGCCCTCATACCAGCGCCGATAGGCTTTTTCCACATCCTGGAAGAGATCAATTGATGTCTCGCTGGGGAAGCAAAACACCTCTTCTCCTGGCATCGTGATTTGGTCGGTGTAACCAGCAGGCCCAGGTTTAACCAAACCCTGCTCATGCGCCCACGAACCGCGAACGAGGTAGATTTTGCTGTCACGTTCGGCGTGATCGGGGCGCGCGTTGTAAGACTTATCCCGATAATGGGACCGCCATTTGGCTCCGATCGCCTGCGTCTGCTCGGCGATGACCGCATTGACCGATGACACGAGCTTGTGCCCCTGGTCGATCGAGACGCGGCGTTCCTCGTAGCGCAGTTGCCGGATCGGCTTGGCGATGCTCTCGCGCACATCAGCCTTCTCGACCGCGCGCGAGCCGCCGGCGGGCACTGACGACACCCAGCCGGCGAGACGCTGCAGCGATTGCTCAACCGCGCGCTCGCGGTTCAGCTTGATCAGATCGACGCTCGCGCGCACTCGCTTGTCCAGCTCAGGGCGCAGCGAAGGTGCCAAGCGCTCGATCGTGAAGCGCGGCACGCCGGGGTGATACCGCAGCGCGCCGGTCTTCGACAGCGTGCGATGGAACACCGCGTCCATCGCGACCTGCATCCGCGTGCGCACCTCGGAATCGTTCGGCAGGTCAGCCATCGCGGCGAGGCGCAGCCGGCGCAGCCATTCCTGCAGCCGGGCGGGATCGTCATAGCCGTGCTCGCTGATGTCGCGGATAGCCTCGGTCAGCACATCGTGAAACGTGCGGTTGATTGCGGGGCGGACGCTCATCGGCTACTCGTGCGACGATTCGACTTCGGGGTGCGGCTCGGCGGGCGGCTGCGGCGGTTCGTACAGCTTCAGCGCTTCAAGGTCGAACTCGAGCGGCGCCGAGAACATCAGCTTCCGCTCATTCATCACCTCGGCCAGCCAGCCGATCGCCGTTGCCTTGTTCTCCGGATCCAGCTCGGGGAGCATCACCTCGACGCACGCGATCGCGGCCTTCGTGATCACGTCGTCGGTTTTGATCTTCTCGCTGTCCGGCTCGACCAACAGGTTCGGCCACGTCGCCGTGAAGGCGTTCTTCCATTCCATGAACGCAGTTGCATAGGGCACGCCACCGTACAGGCTCGGGTGCTTGCGCTGCATCGACGCGTAGAACTCCGGGCTCCACGCGCGACGCATCACGATCGGGTCGAGGAAGTCGTATGCCGGCCCCATCTCGATCCGCACGCGGTCGATGAAGCGCGCGATCAGCTTCGCGTCCTCGGTGCCTTCGCCGAATCCCTCGGTCAACGTCTCCTGGTTCAGCATCGCAGCCGGCATCTTGCCCGACGTCGCGATGTCCTTCTTGACGTTGTTCAGTGCGAACTCCGCCGCGTCGCGGATGTTCTTCAGGTCGATCGACTCGATGCTTTCGTCGATGCCGATCGACATCACACTGCCCGTCTTCGCACCCTTCAGCATGCGGCGTTTCAGGCTGCCCCACGCCAGCGCGACTTTGTCGACGACCGAACCCGGCGACTTCATCTTGTAGACGAGCAGGCCCGCCTTCTCGATGATCGCGTTGTTCGTGATCATCGCCTGCACGTACGACTTCAGCGGGTACAGCGCGCGCTGGTAGACCGAGCGGCCGACGAAGCCGAACGCGCTGTTCGTCCACTCGATGTAGATCGGCGCCTCGTTCAGCGCGATCAGCGCGCGCGACGGGTGATAGTCGTGGTTCGCGACGCGCAGGAACTGCGGCTTCTGGAAGTCCGGCGCGTTCGGGTTCTGGTTCAGCACCAGCGAGCCGGCCGTGTTCAGCGGGTCGAGAATGTTGAAGTACAGGTCGAGCTCGTGCAGCTTGTCGAGCGGCAGCGGCTGATCCGTGGGGTAGTCACGCGCGCCGACGATCAGTGACGCGATCCCGTAGACGCGCTTGAGCGTCATGAAATTCTTGATGATCTCGTCGGCGCCGACGCCGCCGAGCTTCTTCCACTCCTTGCGGAACGCCTGCACGAGATCATCCTCGGGCGAGCCAGGGATCGTGATCTCGCGCTCCTGAGACAGCGCCTCCTCGTACGGCGCTTCGGCCATCTTCGCGCCTAGCGGGTGGTAGCTGTAGATGACCTTGCACATCTCGTACGATGGAGGCGACCCAGGCTGCAGGTCGTCCGTTGTGAGCAAGCGCATGAGCTCGGCGGACATCGCCGTGCCGACGTTCAGACTCGCTTGCGAGCCCTCGTCAGCATCGCCGTAGTAACCGCCCATTCAATAGCCCTCAGAGTCGCCGAGGCTGATCGCCACGCCGTAACAGAAAGTGTCCAAAAGGTCCTGATGGTGCGGCGTCTTCGTCCCGAGACGGAAGCCGCACACCTGCGAGATCAAGTGGTTGCGCGTCTGGCCCTTGTAGTTCGTGACCTTGTCGTGCGCGTAGCGGCTGATCTTCACCTCGCCGCGGTGCACGTAGCCGCTCACCGACAGGGCACGCCCTTCCTTGCCGAGGTCGACCAGTTTTTCCTCGATCGGATGGAACGGCAGGCTGCGCCGCTTGGCCTGCTGTAGCAGCACGATGCCGCTGGCCTTGTCCTCGATCCAGCCGCCGAGGCTGCCTTGGCGGGCGCCGACCTGCGCAGCCAGCTCTTCGCACCGCTGAGCCACCGTCGGCAGCCACGATTCGAGCAGCGCGCCCTCGATCTGGAGCACGTCCCAATCGAGGATGATCAGCGGCGTGCCGGCGATGACGTTGCGTGCGAAGTACGTGACGGCCGTGCCGTCGTGCTCGAGGCCGTCCTTCAGCGCGGTGTCGACCACTGCGAAGACCTGATCGCAGCGGGTCGGGTAATCGACCGCTTCGCCGTCGACCAGGAGCGATGTCTCGCTGAAGAACGCCGCGCCGTTCCAGTCGACGAATTCGGCGAGGTACTCCTGCTGGAAAACTCTAGGCTCGTTGCGCCGGCGAATCCGCTCGAACTCTTCGGCGGACAGGTACGGGTTCGTATTGGACGGAGCGTGATACTCCGTCCATTCCATCTCTTTCTTGGTGCAGAGCTGGTAGAACCAGTTGTCCGGATCATTGCCATTGGGCGTTGAGACAGCCCAAGCCCATCCGCGAAAGTCAAAGAGCGTCGGCTCGATCGCCTTCGCCCAGATGTCCGGCATGTCGTCGCCAGCGAACGCAGCTTCGTCGACCAGCACACCGTGGTACTTCCGCGATCGGCCCGCTTTCGGATTGTTCAGCGTCCAGAAATCGATGCGTCCGCCGGAAAGCGTTCGGATGATCCCGTCGGTCTTGTTCGAATGCTTCGTGACCGGCTCAAGCGCCGTTTCCAGGTCGTGCCATGTTTCGCCGAGGATCTTGTAGTCGGGCGCGAAGATGCCGATGTACTCGCCATGCGTCGCACGGGTCCCAGCAATCGAGATCAGCATCTGCGTCTTGCCCCACCGTCGCCCGCAGCGCAGCGCGTTGAAGCGCGTGCGCTTGTTCCATGCGGCCAGCTGGCCGGTGTGGAGCGACGGCAGGTTAATCTCGATTCGGGGCATCTGGCAGTCCGCCGTTGATCACGACGACCGTCTTTCCTCCGTCCGGATCGCCCGGGTCGGCAGCGCCTCGATCGCGGTCGGGCACGCCGTATTTCTTCGGGGCTCGCTTCGACAGCAGCCATTTGCGCGCCTCAACGCGCAGCGCCGAGCGGCGGATTGCTTCGCCGTTCTCACGCCAGCCCACCGCATTGCCGTCACGATCGTGCTGTTCCATCCAATCGTTGCGGCCGTCGTCGGCGATCTCCAGGATCTCGTCGGCCATGTCCTCGGCCTGGATTTCCCGCGCGCGCACGTATTGGGCCTGAAACTCGGCCTTATCCTCGTCCTGCAGCCACCGCAGGATCGTGCTTTTCGCCGGCATTCCCGGCAGAGCGCACACCTGGCGCAACGTCATCCCATCGATGATCGCGGCGCAGATCGCTTTCGCGAGCTTGTGAGTGTAGGCAGTCGGCCGTCCTGTCTTCTTCGCCATGTCCGTGCCCCATCAAGGGCATGCGGCCCGTTCTCTCGTCATGGTTGCCCGCGCCTGCCGGTTTCACGACGGAGAGGACATTGCCATCGAATCGCCACATCGCGGACTGCGGGTGTTTTGGCGCACTGGCCCGCTTGCGCTTGCCATTGCGGCGGTGGAAAAAGAAAAGCCCGGACGAGCCGGGCGAATCGCACTGGGGAAGCGCGATGGAGACATCGAGGAAACGAAAAAGCCCGCTGGCTTTTGGCTCAGCGGGCTTTGGAGACACTTTCTTCAGTCTGGCGAAATCATAGGGGCTTTGTCGCAGAATAGCAAGCCCCTTTTTCCGTCAAACGCTTGCCGCCAAAGGCTCGCGGCGCAACGTCACGTCGGCATGGAATTCCTCAGTGCTCACGACGCCCTGCGCCTTGAACTGCGGATCGAGCCGGCCGACCGCCAGCCGTTCCAGCGCCGAATAGTGCTTCGTCATCCAGATCGCCGCGCGGTGCATCTTGTCTTTCGTCACCTTGAACTCGTCAGCCAGATCGCGGAATGACAGCGCCTCGCGGCGCGATTGCGGCAGGTAATGACGCGCGGTGAGCTTGCCGCATGCCTTCAGGCCAAGGCCGCAACTGCGGCGCGCGTGCAGCGCCAGACGCACGACACCCTTCTGCTGATCGTCGCCGATTCCGTAGCGCGCAAGCAGCGCCGCCGATTCCGTCGACGGCAGCCGGTCGCGCACCGCCGCGGTGATCATCGCGCACTGCCCGCGGATCTCAAGCTGGTTCAGTCCTGAGAAGTCGATCGTCCCCGATGGGGTGCCGATGAGCTGCGCAAACCACTTCTCCTTCGTTTTGATGTCCCCATCCGAAAGCCCGTCATCGGATGCCGCCTCGAGCATCTGGATCAGGAACCGTCGAAACTTGTTGTCGCCCATTGCCGGGACCGACATCACGAGAAAGCTCACGTGCAAGGCTTGTTCGGTGCTTTGGAAAATGGCGTTCATCGTGTTTCCGTATGGTTGTTGGCGATTTTTCGAAGCTCGGCGCGGTAGAACGCCTTCATCTCGACGATTTCGGGGATGTTGAGCTTAAGCGGCGCGTGCGGACCCTCGAGGCGCTCGACCGCCTCGGCGCCGATCTTCTGGACCAAGCCGGCGCGATAAGCGATCAGGTTCCCGGACAGATGCACATTGCAAGGCCCGCATTGCTTGTTCACGTTGAGCGGATCGAAGCGGCTGGCAGGATTCGAGCCGACCGAGCGGTAGTGGCCGGCGTCCCATTGCCCTTTCCAACTGGCCGGGCGGCCGCAGGATATGCAGGGCAGCCCGGCGTCCCGCGCGCGGATCCACCGGTTGAACACCGCCTGCAGCTCCCGCAGATGCGTGCCGCGCGTCTTCGCCTTCTCCAGCGCTTCCCGCAGCGACTTGCGCTCCGCGCGCTGCACGCGAGCAGCCTTGCGCACCTTCTCCTTCTCAGTCAGCGCGATGGCGCACGCCGGCGAGCAAACCTTCTGCATCGAGCGCGCGGGCGTGAAGACGACGCCGCACTCCCGGCACTTCTTCGGCTTGAGCGTCGCGCGCATCAATTCACATGATTCCATGTCAATCCGCGCTTGATGCTGCTGATATTCGTCACGCATGTATTGAATCGAGCCGCAATTTCAGCCTGCTTCATACCTTTTTCGAGCAATCTCTTGATCGACCTTACTTCCCCCTCAGTAAGTCGATGGGCACCAGACTCCTCCCCCTTTCCCGTCTTCAGATTGGAGGCAAAGCCGAGTCGAAGAATGTCGATGGCGTGTTTCGTGTTTTGCTGATGGGTACACCATTCGAGATTTTCTACGCGGGGGTCGAGCCGATTCCCATTTTTGTGATTCACGCATGGAAGTTCATCGCAGTTCGACAAAAACGCTTCGGCGACCAACCGATGCACGTTCGCACCAACGGTCTTTCCATCCACCCATACAAAAACTTGCAGGTAGCCGCCTCGATTGTTTTCTGTTGCTTTCAATTTCCGCTTTGTCGAAGCATTCCTTACCTCTCCAAGCGATGAAATCTCATATTTCCCGTTCCAGCGATAAACGGGACGCCATTCCTCAGAATTGCCATTCAATGCCGAAATCACTAGCAGCCTCCACGTAGATTTTTTGGATCAATTCGGAGAACGCGCCCACCGACAATTCGGCCGTCGACCAGTACACCTGGATGATTTCCCCATCCGGTGTCGTGTATTCATCCTTCAACAAAAAGCGACGGCGGTAGTATTCCTTCCAGAACTCCATCGGGTATTGCTGGCCGTTCCACCATGCGTTATCGGCGATTTCGGAAAGCATTGCGTGCAGCTTCCGATTCTGAGCCGCGTTCCGCTGCCGTTCCTCGGCCGTCACGATCACGCGCAGCGGCTCGCCGCGTTCGGCGAAGGCCTGAGCATTGGCGCGCACGAAGGCGACCACATGGGTCCAGATGCCGCCGTCGCGCAGGGTGAACTCGCGATAGAGGGCGGCGGTCATGCCGCCTCCTGATCGTCGTTCGCATATGGGCTGAATCCCGATGCGTGCGTCGGCCCGATCACCGCCCCCGTCTTCACGATCCCGCTCGGACCTTGCTGCCGCCCGGTGGACGCGGTGAGCTTGATCAGCTCCGATTCAAGCCGTGCGAGCCACGTGCGCACGATCGGCTTACCGGGCTTGTGCGGCGATTCGTCCGTCTTGCCGAGCAGCAGATCGCGGCGATCGGCCTCGATGAGCCGCTGCTGAATCCGTCGGTACGCGTCCGGCGCGTCGACGAACGAGCCAAAGTGCCTCCGGATGTCGAGCGTCGCCTGCACGATCGCCCAGGCGGCATCGCTGCGCAGGACGTTTGTGATGTCGTCGTTCGACCCGCTCGGGCGATTTGCGTGGCAAAAGCAGTACCACTTGTCGCCGCCCATCGTGCCGAACAGCGGGCAGCCGTAAGCTGCGCACATGCCCCAAGCCTGTCCTGATTCGCTCATGCTGCAACTCCTTGCGCGCGCTGGCGCAGTTCGCTTTCACACCGCTCGAGCAGCCACGCGTAATCCTTGCCAGCCGGCGCGATAATGCCGAGCTCCGATGCTTTCCGGGCAATGCCCGCGTCCGATCGCTTCCACGAGTTGTCCTCGCGCTTCTGCTGCGCGGGCTTCGGGTTCAGCAGGTCCGCGATGATGCCGACGAGGTAGTTCGGGCCGACGGGCTTCTCAAGGCCGCGAGACGCCACGACCGACAGCGCCGCATCGAGAATCTCGTTCGTCACGCGGATGTCGTCGCCCCACGCAGCGATGTTCGGGTTCACGCTATTCGCGCCGATCACGCCACGTTGACGCAGATAGACGGCGATCTCGATAGCTCTCGAAACCGAAGAAGCGCTGTTCGGCGCAGGCGCGCCTACCTCCGGTTGAAGCTGTGACGACGCTTCTAGGGGGTTATATGGAGTCTGGCTTATGGCTTCTGGAGTCTGGTTAGCCGTTGCGTCACGCGTGACAGGTTGTGTGACAGTCCGTAAATCATCCGTGTCAGCGTCACGTCCTGTCACGCGTGACAGCATCACTTGGAGCTGTTCGGTGCTCGTGTCGTACGGTGGGACGATGTCATGCTTTCGAAGCTCGTCGAACAGCTTGCGGCGACGATCACGATGGCGACGCTGACGATCGCGCTCGTTCTCACGCTTAGCATCGCGATCGATTTCACCTTCGGCTGCATCGGCGATCTCGCGCTCGCAGCGCTGCTGCACCCACGTGCCGTCGACCAGCTCGAAAAACTCACCGAGAACCACCTTCAACGCTGCCACTTCATCGCGCGCGCGCGCGCCAATGAGGCGTGCGGCCTGATCGTCTGGTATTCCGGCCTCGCGCGTGTAGTAGACATCGAGCAGGCGCGTGTAGACGCCGTGCTCGAGCAGCGACAGATGCGCCGTGTCCTTCAGGTAGTCGCCGATGTGGCGCTTGTAGAAGTTCATGGATTACCCTCGCCCTCCGGACCCGTTTGTCCCACTTTGGGCCGCTGTTCGAACGCGATCACGGCCGGGTGCATCACGCCGTAGGCGCTCTTGAGCACGTGGTAGCCCAAGTAGTCGGGCGTCGATACGCCCTGCGCCGCGGCGCGCGTCGCGAGATCCGCCGCTTCAGCCAGCGGCAGCAGCACTGGCTGCTCTACTTGGCCTTCGCTCATGCGCGCACCTTCGGGCCGGTTTGTCCCAGCTCGGCACTGACGCCGACGAGCTGCGCAGGCAAAGTGCCAACAACGCCAAACAGCGCCACTTCCGCGATGCGGTTGAGCGCGGCGGAATCGGAGTCGATGCCATGAAGCTGCTTGTAGAACTGCAGCGCGTCGTAGACGCGATCGCGCAGGCGGGTTTTCACTTCGTTTCTAAACTCGGCGCGCCTTGACATGACGATCACCCCGTATTCAATGAAAAAGATGCGAACCACCGCTATGCGAGAATTGAAGCTCTCTACTTCCTCAACCCACTTACAACGGGGTTCGCATGACCGACAAAATCGAACAGCTCGAGCAACACATCACAACACTCAGCGCCCACTGCATGAGCCTGTCATTGCAGTGCGGCGTGATCACTGCGTTCTGCAAATCACTCATTCACACGATGGATCCGAAGGCTCTGAAATTCGTCGATACAGAATTTCGGAAAGCTCTAGAAGGCTTGCTTTCGCTAGGCGACGACGCCCCAAGGTTCGCTGGCCATCACCCCGCCGTGCTGGCGCAGGCGAACGTACTGCTGTCAGAGATCGGGCGCCGCATCCAAGCTGGAACGGAAGCCGGCGACGCGGCTTCTTGACCGGCAATTTCTTCATGCCCCCTCCTTTGCTGGAGCGCATACGCGCGCATGAAGCTCAACCAATTTATGGCCCGGCTCAAATCGAAAGCCGCGCTGAGATCCAGCCTTGTCGCTGAGAACTTGGCTGATGGAAGCCTGCGTGACGCCGATGTGCTCGGCGATCGCTCGCTGAGTCCAGTGCGCATCAAGCAGGTCGCGGATGAGTGATTTCCAGTTCATGAGGCAATATTAGCATCCTAATGGACCAAGTCAAGAGCAAACTATTTGAGTTTTCTAATATCCTTGCGCCGATGGATACTTTAGGATCGCGCGTCAAAGCGGCACGCCTCGACGCCAAACTGTCTCAGGAGTCACTTGCTCGCCAGGTTGGTGTGTCGCAAGGACTCATCGGGCAGATCGAATCGGGTAAAAACCAGGGCTCTAAGCACTTGGCCGCGCTCGCGCGCACGCTAGGCGTTTCTCCGGACTGGCTTGAGACTGGCAAGGGGCCGCGCGAGCGCGCGACCGGACAACATAAAATTCCCGATGACCAAGGGAACGTTCTGGTGTGGGAACACGAGGACGATCTGCCTCCTGACGAGAACCGCGTCTGGATGGACAGATACGACTACAGATTCAGCGCGGGGACCGGTTTGATTCAGTGGGAAGTGCGGCAGAAGAAGGCTTTACCGTTCGACATCGGCTTTTTCCGGGCGCTCGGATCGAAGCCCAAGGATTGCAAGCTCGTGCGCGTTCACGGTGACAGCATGGAGCCGTACCTTTTCGATCGCGACATGATCATGGTCGACACGGCCAAGAACATCATCCGCGACGGCAAGGTGTACGCGATCTACTTCGCCGACGAGCCGCTCGTGAAGCAGATCTTCAAGGAAGCCGGCGGCGCAATCACGCTTCACTCGATCAACTCTGGGAAATACCCTGATAAGACGATCGGCCCCGAGCACCTCGACTCGGTATCGATCATGGGCGAAGTGATCTATCGTTCGGGCTCTGGCTGGGCCGGGGGAAATTGA